GTTGCTTCAAGAACACTTAGAGGAGCAAAAGAAATTAGAGCAACTATTAGAGTTAAAGATGGAAAGATGGATGGAATTATTAGACCTGATCGAGACAATTGAAAAAAACAAATAAGAAAAATAATTAACTAAAAACATAATGCGCTATCATAAGTGAATATACTTAACTAGTATATTAGATATACCATGCAACTGTTGAAATTTCAATAATTATTTTTCGTTCGTCAAAAATTCGTCAAAAATAATTAAAATATAATATTTATCTTATCTGTAGCCATGTTTATCATATCCTGATTTACGTGGCTATAGATCTTCATAGTCATATCTACATCATGGCCCAAAAAGTTAGCTACAGTTTTAAAATCTACTCCGTTAGCAATTAACATAGTAGCATAAGTATGTCTTAGGTCATGGATAGTTATGTTATGTCCTAGTCTTTTAAATTTATCAAAAAATCTACCACTTACAGTTCCAGTGTGCTTATCTATAAAAATTCTATTATTTACATCTGTAATACTATTTGTCTTATACTTTTTTAATTCTGCTAAAGTTTTAGGTGGAATAGGAACAACTCTATTAGAATTTTTAGTTTTTGTATCTCCAAAACCATAAGTATTATTTTTTAGTTTTTTCCATTGCTTATTAACCGATAGAGTGGACTTTTTAAGGTCTATATCGTTCCAGGTAAGGCCTAGTATCTCTCCAAGTCTTAAACCACATGTTGCAGCTAAAAAAGCTATCATATAATCTTTTTCAGGTTTTATTCTATTCAGTAGATCATGGAGCTCTAATTTATTTAGAGCTTTTATTTTTTCATCTTTTTTAGACTCGGGCATTCTTAAATCTGAATCTACTGGATTGGTTAATATTATCTTATATGGTTTAATTGCGCTATTGAGCATAGTTCTTAGCTTACTTGTATATCCTTGTATAGTGCTAGCACTAAGACCTTCCTTTACCATATCATTAATACAATTTTGTATATGCAATGCAGTAATATCTTTTAAAGGTATATCATCAAGCTTTGAAAACTTCTTTACAAGCGTATTGTACAGAATTGAAGTATTCCTTTCTACATATATTGATGAACTTTCAATATGCATATCAACAAATTCTTTAAATGTAATACCTTCATACTCAGTAGCTAAACTTTCTTGTAAAGTTAAAGTTTCTTTAAGCTCATCAAGTGCTAGAGCAGATGCTTTTTTAGCATCACCTACCTTATTAAATCCCTGCTTACTCTTTTGCTTCCATTTACCGTTACTATCTTTGTAACTAATTATAAACTGCCAACCTTTATCTTTTTTTCTGTAAGTTATATTATGTTGCATATTTTTTCCTCCTTTGGAAACATATGTTCTTTGCAAGTGTATAGAAAAGAGCCTTTATATAGGCTCTATTGTATATTTGATTATTTACTATTTATTAAATCGTAGAAAACATTTTCGCTTAAAACTTGCAAATCTTGACCTGACAATATTAATTTCTCAGCTTTTTTTAATTTAGAACTTTTTCCACCTTTAACATTAGAACTATAATCAAAATTTCCGAGTATTAAAAAGTTGGTTTGCTTAGTGATGTTATTTAAACATTTACCACCTAAATTCACAACTAATTGTGCTGCATCTTTACGATCTATTTTTTCTAATTTTCCTGTAAAAGTACAATATTTATTATATAGTAGATGTTCTTCATCAAAACTATTTGAATTAGATTTCAACTCTTTTAAATCGACAGACTTATAAGGTTTAAATGAATTATATAATTCTATATTGTTTTTATTTATATGATCTGATAATTTTAAAAAACATTCATATGTGATCTTACAATCTCCTAAAGCTCTATGGTGATTGTTAATATCTAAACCCAGGTTGGTTGCGATAGTTATTAGTTTATGATTATTAAATTCAGAATATATTTTCCTTGTTAGTCTCATTAAATCAACGAAGTTATTTTGAAGTTTAAAGTTTAATAAGGTGTAAAGATTGTCATATAAGAAGTTTATATCAAAATTTATATTGTGTCCAACTAGTATATCATCTTGTATGAACTCAATGAATTTTGGTAGGACGTCTTTTATATCTGGAGCTTGGTGTAACATATCGTTTGTTATACCGGTTAGTTCTGTTATAAATTCATCTACATAATTAAAGTGTTCATTGTCACTATCATCATAAAACAAATATCCATCAGGTTTTATAAGTGACTCGAATTTATCTACTATCATTCCATTTCTAATTCTAATAGCTCCTATTTCGATAATTTCATCATACTTTGGATCTAATCCAGTAGTTTCGATATCAATAACAGTATAATTATCTGGAATAGAAGTAAGTGATTTTCCTTTTTCTCTAATAGTCACTGCACCTTTTCCTGCACTAACAGTTCCGTCAGAATTAATAGTTATATTCACACCAATACTCATAGCAACTCCCCCTTTGTTTAATTAAGTATATTTTAAATAATATTTTCAATCTCAGTTCTTTCCCTTTGCATATCAATTCCTATTATGTATGGTATTTTTAAATATCAGAACTTTCGCAATACAACCAACGGTTCAAAGTACACTATGTAATTATCTATTTCATAATATAGTCCGTATTTTTCTTTATAGTAATTAAGTGCGTCTTCAATAAACTCCTCATTTACTCCTAAGTATTCAGCTAACTCATATCTATTTCTAATCCCATTCTTATAAGCATTAACTAAATCTATAATTCCAACTAATCTTTCATATCCCCAAGCCCTTGCAAGTCTTTCTTGCTTTCTGTTCTCTAGTTTTGATTGGTCTAATATATTCCCAGTGGTAGTATAAAAGTGTCCCAGTTCTTCAGCTAGTATACAACTTTTTCCTATATCAGAGAGTTCTCGCCGGATAAATATCTTCTTCCCGACACATAAGCCGTCAAGCTCGCCCTCTGGATCTACTTCAGAAAAATCTACTTCCCTTATTTTCAAATGGTCATTTTCAATTAATAATTTTTCGTATGTCATGATATTCCCCCTGTGATGCTATTTAGTCATCTTCGTTTAAAGTAAACTCAATAAATTTCTCTATTCTTTTTCGTTGTTCTTCAGTCATTTCTTTACCTTTAAAATGAGCTGCTATAGGAATAGTTGCGTCTTTTTCCTTTTCTTCTACGTATGGGTTTTTGATGTCGGTTCTTCCTAATAAAAAGTCTATAGATACATCAAAGTAATCTGCTATACTTTGCAACAAATCAACTTCTGGTACTTGTTGCCCTCTTTCATATCTAGATACAGAACTTTTATTTAAGAAGAATTTTTCAGCAAGTTGTTCTTGTGTCATTCTTTGTTCAATTCTTAGCTCTTTTAATCTTTCACTAAAATCAGCCAATGTCAACACCGCCTTCTGTTAATTACATATATGTCTATTATATTACAAGTTGCACAAAAAGAAATAAAAAGTGCGTATCAAGAAACTTTTTTTGCAAATACTATTGACAAGTTGTTTTTAATAGCTATAATAGTAAGTGAGAGTTGTATTAAAAACAACGGGAGGTGATATAGCGTGTTAAGTAGAGAATTAAAGTCTTTAAGAGTTTTAAATGGATTAACTCAAAAAGAATTAGCAGAAAAACTCGAAATGAGTGAAACTTCCTATACTAAACGTGAAAATGGACAAATTTCATTTACTGTTGATGAAATTAAAAAATTAAAACTAATTCTTCAATTGAGTTATGAAGATGTAATAAGAATTTTTTTTACTGATTGGGTTGCGTTTGATGCAACTAGTGATCATTCAGAATCAACACTAGAGAACACGTTTTAGTTTGCCACTAAAGAAGAAATTTAAAGGGGGATTACAAATGAAAAAAGATTTAATTAATATTTCAAATGAGCAAGGAATTTTAGTAGTAAGTAGTAGGGAAGTAGCTTTAAATTTTGAAAAGCAACATCGTGATGTTTTAGAAAGTATAAGAAATTTAATCTCAGGGGTTGCGGAAAAATCCGCAGACCTATTCATTGAAACAGAATATCAACATCCGCAAAATCAACAATGGTATAAAGAGTATCTACTAACAAGAGATGGATTCTCACTTTTAGTAATGGGGTTTACTGGACAAAAGGCTCTTGAATGGAAATTAAAATACATCGAAGCATTTAGCAAAATGGAACAACAACTAACATCACCAATGCAAGAGTTAAGTCCACAACTTCAGTTACTCATAAACATGGAACTTAAACAAAGAGAAATAGAAATAGCTATAACGGAAACCAAACAGGAAGTGCAAGGTATAAGGGACACAATGGTACTAGATCACGATTCTTGGAGAAAAGAGTGCAATAACCTTATCAACAGAGTTGCAAAGCAAAGAGGTGGCACAGGCGAAGCCTATAAAGGAGTTAGAGAAGAAGTATATAGCCTAGTAGAACAAAGAGCTGGAGCAAAGCTTAAGACTAGAATCGTAAATAAACAAGATCGTATGCGCAGAGAAGGCACGAGTGAATCAAAGATTAAAGCAGTATCCCAAGTTGATGTAATAGCAGAGGATAAGAAATTAAAAGAAATCTATATAGCAGTAGTAAAAGAAATGGCAATTAAATATGGAGCTTAAAGAGGAGGAACAAAAGATGAAAAAGTTTATAAGAATGAATGACATAGATTTAGATATTAACACAGGCACAACAATGTATGTAAATATAGATGTTTTTAAATTTATTGCAGATGAACAATTAGAAAGTGTAGAAATTCAAATTGAAACCAATGGAGAATCTGAATTTTTAGAAGGAGTTCACACATCAATTGCAGATCATGATGATTTAAGAAAGTTTGCTCTTAATTGGATATTTAAGAATGTTGAAATCACAGATAACTTCATAGAATAGGAGGGCCAACATGGAAAAACTCTTAACACAACAGGACCTAGCAGACAGATGGCAAGTATCAGTACGAGCGGTAGAAAATTGGAGAAAAGAGGGCATCTTACAACCAGCTAAAGGTATTCCAGCCATAAGATTTACAATTGAGCATGTAACGGATCTAGAAGGAACTAAGTTTGAAAAATTTTCGCCAATGGAAAGACGAAAGCTAGAAAGAGAAATTGAAGAACTTAAAAAGCAGAATGAAATGTTTAAAGGAATATTGAGTAATGTATTAGCAGAAACATCTAAAATTATTAACTTTTAAGGAGGTGTAAAAATGCAACAACTATGGGTACAAGCTAACGTCTATGCAAAATTCATCTTAGTATTAGCTTTAGTGTTACCAGTGAGCACGATGATCTTATTTTACAAAATAGAGCAGATGTTTCCAGATAAGAAAAAACCCCAAATGGCGGCAACCAAATAGGGGCATAGAAATACATTCACTGTTATTATATCACTTTAGAGAGGAGATA